GCAAACACTTAGCTATGGAACTTGGGGGGATGCCGAGAAACAACTGAAGAGCAATCCTAGGTCAACACGATTCTAGATTTGTTTCATACAACAAAAGAAATAGACAATACGAAATTTATAACAAAGACTTATGGGTCAAGCGCAATGGGGTTTGGTTTTCAAAATCAAATGTTTTGCAAGACAATGTTATAGCAGTCTATGGTACATTAAAGAAAGGTTATGGAAACCACCGACTACTAATTAATCAAAGATTCGTAGGACAAGGAAAGACAACCGATAGGTACCCGCTTGTAATTAGTGGACTCCCTTACTTAATAGAAGATAAAGGGAAAGGACATAATGTAGAGGTAGAGGTATATAAAGTGGATGATACCACCTTTGATAATATTGATGCACTAGAGGGACACCCAAATTTTTATGAAAGGGTAGAGACAAGTATAACAATGAAGAGTGGGAAGAAAATTATTGCTTGGTTATATTTCAATCGTAGTCAGAAGAAGTATTACAACCAAAAATATTATGTAAGATATTCGCCCAACACTACTTGGAACTATTGGAAACCGAACTATCAAAAATTTACCTTTGACTCTCGCCAACATCAGACAGCACTGCCACAACGCGACTTGTGGTCAGCACTCAATACGACTGAAGATGAGAATGATGATTTCTCTAAATATTGTAGAGTGTGTCTGGAAGAAGTAATGTTTGATGAGTCGGAACTCAGTAATAAAAATTATCATTGCAGTGTGTGTAATGAAATGTATTCAGAGCAAGAGGTTAGTTACTAATCTCTCTCTGTGTGCATTAAATAAAAGGACTATTAACTAAACTAAATAAATAACTATGGCACTATCAGAAATTGAACAAGAAAACAGAATATCCTTACAAGCAGATGAACTTATTATACTGCAACAAAAAGGTATAGATGATTTAAAGCAAAGACTTACACACTACTATGAGGTAGACTTAGGAAACTGCGAAATGTCACACGAGCAATGGATTGAAGAACTAGCAAAGTCAATGTTCTATGTAAATTATAAAGAAAACTTTATAAAACAACACGAAGAATATAAAAAATTTTTAAGCGAATAATAACTAAAATTAAATAACAAATGAAAGAACTACTAAAACAAATCAAAGAAAATCCATTTGAGATATTACAAGGCGTAATATTTTTAATGGTGTTAAGTATATTATTTTACTTATCAATATGGATATTTTATACTAATTAAAAACAAACAACTATGGGATATAGAAGTCAGGTATATATAGGTATACCTCCAAACAAACGAAAAGACTTTGAACAATTAAACTTGGGAGAAACCTATGAAAACACTCCGCTACAACTAACAAAACTTTTAGTGGTAGAGTCAGAGCAAGATGAAATAATAATATATAAAGGCGACTGGTTAAAGTGGTACCCAGACTATGAAGCAGTACGAACTATCACGAGCTTTGTAAACGAGCTTGTTGATGCAGATGCAGAGGCTTTTATGGTAGGAGTAGGCGAGGATTCAGCAATACATTCTGAACTGGGGTCTTACTTTGACTGGGTAGAAATATATACACAAATAAATATAATCTAAAAAATAAAGATACGCTACCGTACCCAAAAAGATACGACATCGTACCCAAAGTTGGGTGTTGGGTGTTTGTTG